AAATTTATTTTTTTATTGTGGCGCAACCAAGCGATATTATCAATGAGTACCTTAGATTTACCCGTACCCATCTCCATAAAAAAACCAAAGAGATGCATATCTTTTGCCTTGTCCAATGCATCAATTTGATGATTATATGGTTTTGTTTTCATTATGTGGTTGACATCCATCATTTAACTCCTATATATTCCAATATAAACATTAATTTTTTTATTTCAACCCAAACCTGAAGAGGAGATACTTAAATGGCTGAAAAAATTTTTGATGAAATGTTTGATGATACAACACTTGATAAAGTGCAGAAGGGGGACATGAAGACACTTTCCTCACTTGTTAAAGACTTGGATCAGCTTACAATAGATATTAATGAAAAGGAAGAAGAACTTAAATCCTTAAAACTTCAAAAACATAAAATGTCTACAGAGCAGATACCCGCTATGATGGATGAGATGGGTGTCCAACGTTTAGATGTAGAAAATTTAAGTGTAAGTTTGAAACCTTTAATTAATGCAAGTATACCACCGACAAGACGAGACGAGGCTTATCAGTGGTTAAGAGAAAATGATCTTGATGATATAATTAAGAATGATGTCATCATGTCATTTGGTAAGGGAGAGGATAACATGGCGGGGGACATTATGTATGAACTCGAACAACGTGGTATGCATCCCGAAAAGAAGACACACATTCACTCAATGACACTTAAAGCTTTCATTAGGGAACGTGTTGAGAAGGGGTTACCAATAGATCTAGATTTATTTGGTGCCTTTGTAGCAAGAACTGCCGATATTAAAAGGAGTTAATAATGAGCAAAGCAGTAACAAAAAAAGAGGACAATCTTCCCTCAGCAATAGAAGATGAAATTTTTGAGACCGCTGGCGATGGCATTGATTACGATACATCGGAATTACAAATACCATTCCTACGTTTAGTACAAGCAATGTCTCCACAGTTAAAAAAGACAGATCCTAAGTTCATCAGCGGATGTTCTCAAGGAGATATGTTTAACACTGTGACGGGACAGTTTTGGGATGGAGAAGAAGGTGTAACAGTAATACCTTGTTTTCAAGAAACTAAATATCTTGAGTTCATACCACGAGATCAAGGTGGAGGGTTTGTTGGCGAGATAGCTCCCGATAATCCTGCGATTAAACAAGCTAAACGTGAAGGTAATAAAGAAATATTATCTAATGGCAATGAACTTGTTAAATCTGATCAGCACTATTGTATTGTGCTTGATGGGGACATTCCTCAGTTAGCTATTATGGATATGAAAGTATCACAACTTAAAGTTAGCAGACGATGGAAAACTCAGATAGCAATGCAAAAAGTCAAGGACAAAAATGGAATACTACGTGTGCCTGCAGTATATGCAACCATGTGGAAGTTTAAGTCTGTCGAAGAAAGTAACGATCAAGGAACGTTCTTTAATTGGACTTTTGACAGAGTTGGTTTTGTCCAGGACAAAGGTTTATTTGAAGAGGCCAAGAAGTTTAGAGAGTCTGTTATGAAGGGCGAGGCAAAGGCTAGAGCCGAAGACATAGTAGACCAACCAATGGCAACTAAAGTAGATGATGATCATTTTTAATGGATCTTCATCAAAAGTTCATGGCAGTGTTTGAGGGATCAAGCACTGCGCATGGACAAACCACTATTGGTAACGTCAGAAAAAATGGTAAGACCGATGCTAAGAGTTTCATCGTTAAAGAACCCTTGACTATAGATTTAGTTAGGGATCATTTGAATGGAACAAGAGGCATTGGTTCTATACCTATCACTAGTGAGAACAAATGTAAATTTGGTGTCTTGGATATAGACACGTACCCAATTGATCATGCAGACATAGCAAAGAAATGTAAGACTATGAAACTGCCTTTTGTTGTATGCAGAAGTAAATCGGGTGGCGCACATTTGTTTTTGTTTTTAAAAGAATATTACCCCGCAGTAGATATAAGAGATTATTTAGGAGAGATGGCAGCAGCACTTGGCCATTCTAATTGTGAGATATTTCCGAAGCAAGATCAGATACTTATAGATCGAGGAGATGTAGGAAACTTTATTAACCTTCCATACTTTGATGCAGATAATAGTTTAAGATATGCAGTTGATGAAAAGGGTAAGGAGATGACCCTTGAGACATTTTTAGAAGTTGTAGAAAAGAAAACAGTAACATTAGAAGATTTAGCTAAACTTAATCTTGGCAATAACAAAAAAGAATTTGATGATGCGCCCTGGTGCTTACGTATATTTTTTAACCTTGGTATTCCAGAAGGTCAAAGAAATAAAGTTATGTTTCATGCAGGTAAGTATGCAATCAAAAAGTTTCCAGAAAGTTGGAAACAAATGCTTGAGACATGGAATCAGAAGTACTGTTCACCACCATTGCCTGCATCTGAGATAGTAACAATTCAACAACAACATGAGAAAAAAGATTATGAGTATCTGTGTAGAGACGAACCTATGCAGAGTCATTGTGATAAGAAGGCATGTAAACAAGCAAAGTATGGAATCGGTGGCCATGATACGTTGCCCGAGATTGGTGGACTAACGATATTAAAATCAGAGCCAAGATTATTCTTTCTTGACGTGGATGGTAAGAGACTTGAGCTATCTACAGAACAATTACAAATGCCTATACAGTTTCAACGTGCATGCATAGAACAAATAGATTTTATGCCTCCGTTGTTTAAACCAGGGGATTGGCAAGTTTTGGTAAATAACTTGTTATCCACTGCAACATCAATAGAAGCTTCTGAAGAATTGACTTTGACGGGTCAATTTAAAGAACTCGTAGAAACCTACTGCACTAGCCGTATTCGGGCAAAGTCTCCCGAGGAAATGACCATGGGTAAACCATGGACAGAAGATGACTTGACATATTTTACCATGAAAGGACTGCAGGAGTTTTTGAAACAAAGGGGATTTACTACCTTTAATAGACCACAGATCCAACAGAGATTAAAAGATTTGAACAACGATACAAAATGTAATGGTCAAAGACAAATCAAGACGGATAATGGTAAGTGGGTTAATTTAAGGGTTTGGTGGGTTCCTAAATTTGAAACTACTGAAGTGGATTTATATGTAAATAAGGAGACAGATGATGACGAAATCCCATTCTAATGAAAAACAAATGGATAGGAGTACTACATTCCTAACGGGACCCGAGGTATGCTCTTGGCTTAAGATATCTAAGTCAACATTATATCTTTGGGTACAAAAGGGTATGTTCCCTAAACCCGTGATGCTTGGTCTACCCGAAAAGAACGGAACATCTAGATGGATAGAAAGTGAAGTTCAAGAGTGGTTGGAGAAAAGACCAAGAGAAAAGTCTAATGGATGAAGAACTAATATTCGGACCACCAGGATGTGGTAAGACATATACTTTGATTGATATAGTTAAGGAAGAGTTAGGCAGAGGCACACCGCCAGATAAGATTGCGTTTGTGTCCTTTTCTAAAAAATCTATAGAAGAGGCCAAAGATCGTATATCTGAACAAACTAAACTATCACTCAAAGATGTTCCGTGGTTCAAGACTCTACATTCAACTGGCTATCATTGGCTAGGTCTTAATGACTCTAATATGTTGACTCGTGCAGACTTTACAAAGTTGGGCGAGGAACTTGGAGTCATATTTGATGGTAATACTGCAAGATCTAATAGTGATGGTGTGCTTCTGCAATCTTTCAATAAAGGTAATCAGTATCTAGAACTTATTGGTAGAGCAGCCATGAGAGAAGTGTCTTTGGATGATGAATATAATGACAATGGCGATTATCAACTTAGCTATTCTTTTTTGAAAAAAGTAAACAAGGTATACAAAGAATATAAGAAAGAATATGACAAGCGAGACTTCACAGACATGATACAAGACTTTGTGTATCAGGGAACTGCGCCATCGATTGATGTGTTGATAGTCGATGAGGCGCAAGATTTAACAAAGCTCCAATGGTCAATGATCGATGTCCTTAAACAATCAGCCAAACGTGTGTGGTATGCAGGAGATGATGATCAAGCTATACATGCATGGAATGGTGTTGATGTAAAAAATTTTATGAACTCATGTTCTAACATAAGGATCTTGGATCAGAGCTACAGAGTTCCAATGTCCGTGCATAGCATAGCAGATAAAATTGTAAAAAGAATTGATGTAAGACAGAAAAAAGAATGGAATCCAACAACACGTGAGGGATTGGTAGACTACCACATGAATTGGTATGATGTAGATATAGACGAAGGTTCATGGACTATTATGGCCAGAACTAACAAGATTGTTAGTAAGATAGAAACAAATTTACGTGACAATGGATATTTATACGAGCGATTCGGTCAAGTATCATTTAGTAATGAGTACACACAGTTTATAAAAATGTGGGAAGATTTACGTGAGGATAAACCTATAGTCTTAGATATGATCAAGCAGTTCTATGGGTTTGTACCAAAGCAAGGTAAGAATCAAGTAGTCAAAAGAGGATCGGCTAAAACATTAGATTATTTAGATCCACAAAGCAGTTTAACATATAACGAACTTGTGGCTAATCATGGATTGGTTGCACCTAAGTCTATGAGATCTGAAGATGTTGTAAACATGTCAGAAGATGATCAGACATATAGGGCAGCCATATTACGAAGGGGAGAGGATCTAGATAAGCCTCGTATTAAACTATCGACAATACATCAGATGAAAGGCGGAGAGGATGACAATGTAATATTATTATCTGAGTCATGCTATCCTGCAGTCAATGCACCTAATCAAGATGATGAACATCGTGTGTTTTATACGGGGGTTACTAGAGCAAAGCATAACTTACACATAGTAGATTCATTTGGAAAGTATAGGTACATGATATGAAAATGAATAAAAGAAAAGAATTAGGTAAACAATATTTGTATTATACAATGTTAAATACTCGCCATGAAAAAAGGTTAAGAGAAATGGGCCGTCCAGAATATTTTAAGCCAATAATAAAAAAATTAAGAGATAAAATAGCGGAGTTAGATAATGAAAAAAAAACAAAAACGTAGAATTAGTTCGTATCAGAATTTCTTAAGAAATAACTATCCCGATAAACCAAGCACTGTAGATATGACAGAGAGTGCTAGAAAAAGGTGGTTTAAAATATTTCCAAATGCGGAAAAAAGATATTTAGATTTTATCAAGAAAAGAGACAGTAAATGAAAAGAGAAAACGTATTAGCTAAAGCAGGGCAACTTATTACGGGCGATAGAGCAAGAGACTACGGGGATGCTTATGAAAATCATGAAAGAGTTGCTACTATGTGGTCAGCAATATTAGGTATTAAAGTTTCTGTAAGAATGGTGTATCTTTGTTTATTGGCATTAAAGATTTCACGTTTAGTGAAAACACCTGGTCATACAGATTCGTGGGTAGATATCTGTGGATATGGCGCACTTGGAGCAGAAGAGAAAGATGATAAGTAGTTATTTCAAACCACACCCTAATCCAACAATGAGGGTCATAAGCTTAGGCGCAGGTGTGCAATCTTCAGTCATGGCACTGATGGCAGAACAAGGAGAGATAACACCCAAGCCAGACTGTGCAGTATTCGCTGATACACAAGCAGAACCCGATGAGGTTTACACACATCTTGAGTGGCTATCTACACAACTATCTTATCCAATATATCAAACAACTGCGGGAGACTTACGTAAAAGTATAACAGAAGGCATTAACATCAGAGGCACAAATAGAGATTATTGTGTGGTTCCTTTCCATGTCAAAGATGGTTTTGGACGTAGGCAATGTACAACACAGTTCAAGATTGAGCCAATACAGAAAAAGTTTAGAGAATTACTTGGTGTAAAGAAAAATCATAAAGTTAAACCAGGAGTTATACTTGAACAATGGATAGGTATAAGTCAAGACGAGCTACAACGTGTAAAAGAATCTAGAGATAAATGGTTATATAATCGATGGCCATTGTTAGAACTAGGCATGAAAAGATATGATTGTCAAAATTGGTTTGCTAAACATTACCCAGAAAAATATCTACCACGATCTGCTTGTACATTCTGTCCATACAAAAACAATAATGAATGGCGACACTTAAGAGATAATGATCCTAAAGGTTGGGAAGATGCGGTGGCCGTGGATAAAAAGATAAGAACTACTGGCACAGATAAAGGACGTGAGCAATTTGTACATAGATCTTTAAAGCCATTAGATCAAGCTGACTTACAAACAATGGAAGAGAAAGGGCAACTATCATTCTTAGATGAGTGTGATGGTATGTGTGGTATGTAATGAAAGATAAGAACACAATAAGTTTCTTAGAACGTATGGAGATGAATACGTTAGAAAAAGAATGGACAGTGCCTCAATCCTTTCCAGACCTTACTAACTCTAAATACATAGCTATTGACTTAGAAACATGTGATCCAAACTTAATGGAACTTGGCCCAGGATGGACACGTAACGATGGGTTTATCGTGGGAATAGCTGTCGCAGCGGGGGATTTTGTGGGATATTATCCCTTTCGGCACCAAGGTGGTGGGAATATACCAGAAAAAAAAGTCTTTACTTGGCTAAAAAAACAAATGGATACACCACACATACCCAAGATTATGCACAATGCGATGTATGATGCAGGGTGGCTGAAGTGGGCAAACGTAGATGTAAAGGGCAAGATTATTGATACGATGATTGCTGCTCCACTTATTAATGAAAACAGATTTAGTTTTGCACTTAATGCCTTGGGTCGTGATTACCTTGGCGAGCGCAAGGATGAAAAGGTATTAAAGTCAGCAGCCAAGGACTTTGGATTAGATCCTAAAAAAGAATTATGGAAATTACCATCACAGTTTGTAGGGACCTATGCAGAACAAGATGCGGCTTTGACTCTTAGATTATGGAATCACTTTGAGCCATTAATAAATAAAGAAGAGCTATCAAGTATATTTGAATTAGAAACAAGTCTCATACCTTGTGTGTTCGAGATGAGAAGTAAAGGTGTGCGTGTAGATTTAGATAAGGCAGAACAAACTAAAACTAAGTTACTTACGATGAAGAAACGAATACTCAAAGAAATAAAAGACGATACCAACATAGATGTAGAACCATGGGTGGCGACAAGTGTAGCTAAGGTATTTGACTATCATAATATTCATTATGATGAGACTGATAAGAGCAAACAAGCATCCTTTACAAAAGCTTGGTTACAAAACTGTCCACATCCCATAGCAGCTAAGGTATTAAGACTTCGTGAATTAGATAAGGCGCACAATACATTTATCGACAGTATACTTAAACATAGTTACAAAGGTCGAATACATTGTGAGTTGCATCAACTTCGTAACGATGATGGTGGGACAGTGACGGGTAGGTTTAGTTCATCTAATCCTAATCTTCAGCAAATACCATCAAGAGATCCAGAGATTAAGAAAATGATTCGAGGTCTGTTTATACCCGAAGAAGGCGAGAAGTGGGCTAGCTTTGACTATAGTAGCCAAGAGCCAAGGTTATTGGTTCATTATTGTGGGGTCGTAAACAAAGGTAATCCTACTGTGGATAACATTATAGAACAGTATCAACAAGATGATGTTGACTTTCATCAGATGGTTGCAGACATGGCAAACATATCTAGAAAAGAAGCTAAGACAGTTAATCTTGGTATTATGTATGGTATGGGCAAACAAAAACTTGCCAACACTTTAGATATTAAATTAGAAGAGGCTAATGAATTATTAGACACCTACCATCGTAAAGTTCCGTTTGTGAAACAACTCGCAGATCAAGTTATGTCACGTGCGCAAAAGATGGGTAGAGTACGAACTGTTTTAGGCAGATCATGTAGGTTTGATATGTGGGAGCCAAAGACGTTTGGTTATAATCAACCCTTAAAGTTTGAAGAGGCTGAAAAGAAATATGGCCCAGGTATTAGACGAGCTTTTACATACAAGGCATTAAATAGATTGATACAAGGCAGTGCAGCAGATCAAACAAAGAAAGCCATGGTTGATTGTTACAACGAAGGTTTAGTGCCTTTGCTTACAGTGCATGACGAACTTTGCTTTAGTATAAGTTCACAAGAACAAGCAAATAAGATTACAGAGATCATGGAACAAGGTCTTAAGTTAAATGTCCCAAGCAAAGTAGATATGGAAATCGGAAAAGATTGGGGAGAGATTTCATAAAACACTTGTAATCCTCTAAAAAAGTATTATATCATATCATATCATATCATATTTAATAAGGAGGAAAATATGGGTAATCAAGCTTTAATACAGATGGATTGGGAACTAGATTCCATTTTAAATGATTATAGTTCTTCAAAAACTTCTAAAGCACAAACTTTAAAAAATTTAGAAGAACATTATTTAAAACCTTCAAATTGTTATTACTACTTATCATCTGGAGATGCGATATCAGATGGTTTAGTTGGTGTTTCAGAGGATGATATTAAGGAAGCTAAACAATTGGCAATAATGGAATTAGCCTCTTACTTAAGAAGACAACCATTGAAAAAGTTTAAACAGATTAATGTTCATGAAAATGTTTACAGATCTATAAAAGAACTTTCTCAAAAATTAAAAATGCCTTTAGCAGGAACTGTTAATTATATTTTGGATCGTGCAGAAAAATACGAAACATTAAAAAAAGAATTTGATGATATTTTAAATGAGCAATATTGTGAAGGTGAATAATATGTCTGAAGAAAATCTAACTGGACCGCAAATTAAACCACACAAAATGCAATGTTGGTATTGTAAAAGGTTTGCGCAAAGAGAAATAAAAGAGGTCAATAGTAAGGATGGACCAGATAAGTTTCAACCAACTAGAGGCACTGTTATAGGCGAACCCGTTTGTACAGATTGGAATGGACGTAGACACTATAGATATAAAGTGTGGACGGGTTTTTACAAAATGAACTTTGGTCATTTCTGTATGCAAAAGTGTGCTACATCTTGGGCAAATAAACAAGTCTTAGGTATTAGAGGTATGATACAAAAGAAGAAAGACAAAAATAGTCTGCCCGATAAACAAGCGCAGTTAATAGAAATGAAAGAAAGTATGGGTAAAGTCAGACCTGAACACTTGGAGAGTTTACAAAGAAAATTTAATGATAACAGACACTAAGTGGATATATTCTCCATGCGATCAATTAACCTCTCTGCACGTTTGGTTACTTGATCGTACCACTTAGAGTTACGCATTTCAGATGCAGCGGCTTTCCAATCGCCTTTGTTCACATTCTCACGCATACGCACAAATTTAGATAAACGAGGCCTTCCAAGATTAAACATCATATTAGCAATAATTAATTGTGCTTCTTCTGGTAAAGTATAAAAATTATCATAAAGGACTGTACACTCGTCTAACGTCACTTGTATATCCTTATCAAACAATTCATTAACACGTTCTTCTGATACTGGTGTGCCAACTGGCTTACCATGTTCTTCATCCCATTCAGTGACAAGATGTCCTATACCAATCGTGGGTAAATTTAAATGATCAAGATATATGGCGTTAACACACCCCTCATCTCTTTTGAGTTCTTCTCTAAGTTGTTCTATGTTCATTGACTTCCTACTGTTGCTCTAGTTACGGGATTGGGTACTAATATTGGATTGACACCACCCGTAGATCCTACGTTAGCGGGTGGGTTAATATTCGGTATATTAATATTTTGTATGTTAGTTAATGCTCTATTAACTTGTGGCTCTAGTTTTTGTCTTTGTAAATTTAACAAAGGTCTAGCTTCTTCTTCAGCTTGTTGAGCACTCATTTGTGTTGATCTAACTGTTGCAGTAGAGGCAAGCGTCAACATGGTTTGAAACCCTTGAGCTATTGGATCATTAGCCTTAAATTTACCAGATAAAAATTCTTTTACAGAATTAGGTTTTCTACTTGCCATCATCATTTTCAAAACTCTAGGATCTCTCAAAGCTTTTGACATTATGGCATAACCAGCAGCAGTTGTGGCAGTTGCTATTGGATTCATAATAAAAGCAATCGATGATAATGCTAAAGCAATTTGTGGTGCAGCAAGTCCACCTTTACCAGTTATACTTGCATTAGATACTTTAATCATTTGTTCAGCTAATGCATTTAATCCATCACTAGCACCTCTTCCGAACATTTCATTCAAAGTTTCTGGTCCATAACTTCTTAAAACATTTTGGAATTTCTTACCTAATCTACCAGATTTAAAAGCATCAACAAAATCATCGGTCATCACAACTGCGCCACGATCATCAACAGTAGCACCAATTTGTTTAAGTATTCTACCCATTGCAGCGTCTTGTACACTTTGAAATGTGTTAGGATTTAATACTCTTCTTGCTCTTTTTATACTTGCAACATCACTAAATACATTAGCAGCTAATACATCGGGATTGTTAGTGCTTTGTAATATTTGTGTAAATTGATCTTGTTTTCTTTGTGACAAAGCTCGTTGAGTTTGCCTTAATTTTAATAACCCTTGACCTAACGGTAAATTTCTTAATGATTCAACTACTTCTGGTGCAAGATTAGCTTTTCCTCTATCTAAAACATTTAGAACTTGTCTCAGTTCATCTAACTCACCTTTAAACAATTTATCAACAGTTGTTCCTTTTTCTTTTATTCTTGCGGATAATTTAATTGGATCAATTATTTTTAACCCAGTGCTTGGATCTGTTTCTAATGATTCTCTCATTGCAATGTCTAAATATTTTTTTGCTAAACTTTGTCTAACCTCTTCAGCTATCTCTGCGCCAGTGCCACGTATCGTAGCTATTTCTTCAGATATTCTTTCTTTTTTCTGTGCATCTCTCAATATTGCTTTTCTTGCACTACTTTCTGGTGGTAAAGACTGTGCAACTCTAATAGCCTCAGCAGTCGGTCTGCCACCAATTGTTCTTGACTTAAGTGTTTTTATACCCTCGTCTAAATCAGCTATACCAGTTAAATCACCAGTATCTATTTTTAAAGTTCTAACACCAGTTGGTGCACCTCTTATTGCTTTCATTAATTGATCAAAAGCTTCTGGTTCATCTTTAAGAACTATGTTTTGAAAAACATCATTAAGACTGAGTCTTTTTTGTTGAGCGTTTTTAATAATATTTTGAACGGTAATATTATCAAATCTTCTAACGGACGCAGCATAAAATTTATTGGTTCTAGATAATAATCCTAAAGCCTCAGTTGCTTGATCAAGAGATACATCTATATTGGTATTAAATGCAAATCTTGGATCTTGTGGTACTTTTAAACTACCACTAGACGTAATATCTGCTAAATCCAAAGTAGCTTTTTCAAAAGCATCATCAACAGATTGTTTTAATGTTTGTAAAGCACCAACATTTACGTCATTTAACAAAGCGGGATTTTTTGTTGCATCTAGTAAACCAGTTCTAATTTTTGACATTTCTTTAGCAGTAGTAAATGGTTGTCTAGCCATTTCTCTAACTTTAGTGGCAAACTTAGTAGCACCTATGTCAGCAATAGTATTTTTTTCTAAAGATTCTAAAGCAGAAAGAACACCTTTTGTTGGTATAATTGCTTGTCCTTTAAGTATACTATCAACTTTAGTGTATAGTTTATCTACATCCTCATCAAAAACTCTTTTTCTGATACGAATCATATCAGCTAAGTCCTTTGGTATTTCTTTACCAGTGCGAATATTACCAATTAATTTTTCAATTTCTTTTGTTGTTTGTTCGTTAAATTCTTTTTGCACGTTTGCTAATACTTGATCACCACTAGCGTATAAGTCTTTAATATCTTTTCTAACTATCTCACCTAAATTTTTGATTGCTGCATTGTCTGAGATACCAAAACCTTGTAAATCTCGTAAAACTAAATTTAAATTTATTTGTGCAGCTTTTTCATTAGGAAAGATCCCTTCATAAACAGATTGTAGTCTATTTAATATTGGTCTAAAAGATTCACTTGTCGCACCCGCTACTGTTGGTCTTGCACCACTTTCAATAATCTGTCGAGCTTGTGCTCTTAACGCTTCATTAGTTTCCATTCCTCCTTTAGTAACTCCACCAGGACCTTTTATAATCCTACCAAAAAGAGTTGATAAACCTCTACCAACACCCTCACCTAGTAGACCAAAAGCACCTTCCATAGCAGAGTCTCTTGCAACGTCACTAAAACTTTGTTTTTGTAATCCCTCAGCGTATTCAATGCCTTCATCTAAAAATTTACCCGCAGCAGTTGCCGCACCTACTATTAACATACCTGGTAAAAACCCAACACCAGAAGCAGCAATAGACGCTCCTACTCCAGTAATTATTGGTAAGGTAGTTGCACCCGCAAACTCTTTAACGTCATTAAAAGTAAAACCCTCTTCATCAATAGCAAGTTCTTTACCTTCACCAAGACCAAGTTGATTTCTACCTTGTTTTGTTAAAACAAATCGTCCAAGTGGATCTTGTCTAAAACCATCACTACCTACGACAGATTGTAAGTATCCTGCTTTTTCTTCGTCAGTATCCATCCTACCAAATTGAAATCTAGAAAAACCACCAACAGAATCTAAACCAGTAGTGTAATCAACATCCTTTTCTCTAAACGTATCAATAAATTCTTCTTGTGTAATTTTTTCACCAGTTTTAGGATCAATACCCATCATTCTTTGTTGACGTGCATATTCTCTAATTTCATCTAGTGAGGCAGTTGCTAAATTTACATCCGATTGCTTTGGTGTAAATTGATTCATTATTGCTAATTGTTCATCATCTGTTGGAGAGTCACCTGCGATCTCAACAACTATTTCCTCACCATTAGGCTGTTGTACAATGATTTGACCCATGATTATCCAATCTTAAATATCATTCTACCTTGATCATCTTTTTTTCCAGTAGATTGTAAACCAAAAGTTGTTTTTGCTTGTTGACCTGGTGCAACACCTAATTCTCTTGCTCTTTTTCTTTGAGAGGCAAGAAAATCTTCAGCAGTTTTTGTTCCTTGTGACCCTGGTGCAAAAGCATTCCCAAGTAAAATTTCTGCATCACTCATAGCTGCAAAATCACCTCTTTGAGCATTTCTCATTTCAGTCATTGCAGATTGAATTCGATCTTTCATAATATCTGGATCTTGAGTAACAAAGGCTAACGGACCCCCTTCTAAGGCACCTGGACCAAAGAAAGCAGTTATTAAAAAATCAACATCACGATTAGATATTGAGTTAGCAGATTGTGTATTAGCTAACGTAGTAGGTATTAGTTTTTGTAGCATAATTTGAAAATCTTTTTGTAAATCTTCTTTTTTGTCATAACCTTTAAGATTCATTCCTAAAGCAAGGGCACCTTTATTTAACATAGTATCAAAAGCACCGCTTAGTCCTAAAATCTTTGACCCATCTTCTGCAACTTTAACCAAAGCAGTTTCTGCTATACCAATACCAATTTCAGCTTTTGCAGCACTATCAACTGCTTTTGCATATTTTTCTTGATTTGCTCTTATCTCTGGTAGCGTAGCAGTTCCAGATTTAATAGCTTGTTTTGATAAATCATTAAAAGATTTTGCTTTAGCTGCAAGTGCCTTTACGGTTGAATCTGTCATTAAATTTGTTGGTGCTTTATTATCGTAAATATCTGCCATTCTTACTGGTACATCTGTGCCTTCAGCATAAGTTTTACCTCTATACTTTACACCACCTTTACCAGCTACATAATTCTGTATTGCTCGTCTTTCTTTATCAATTTGCCTTGTTACTAATCTTTGTTCAGCGGCTAATTTAGTTTTTTCTCCTAACCCATATTGCAAGGCCGATAATTTAACTTGTCTATTAAATTCATCTTTTTGTTTTTTATCTTTAATAAACATGTCCGCACCTTTTTCTAAACCCTCTGCAATATTAGTGATTGCATCTGGACTTTTTCCTGCTGCGATAGAAAAGAATATTTTAGATATTGCTAAACTTTTATCAAGACCTTCATACTTTGGTGCATTTTGTGTAAATTCTTGCATTAATTGCTTTAATTCAACTTCTTGTTGTTCTTTGGTTCCTTTATTTATTACATCCGCAACTTCTTTTGGAGACTTTGGACTTATTGTACCAAGCTGACCTTCTTGTTTTCTTTGTTCGTCAGTTATTATATCATCTCTTTTAATATCACCAGTAATACCTAACTCTTCTTCAGCCACGCTTTGATCAACAGGCTTTGGTTTAATTATTTTTTTCTTATCTGGATCTTCACCCGCAATTAAGTTTTCTTCTTCAGCAACATCTCTTTGTTCTTGTAACACTGGACTTATTTGCCCTTGTTGCATTCTTTCTTGATCTTTGATGCTTATTTGATTAAATACATCTAATAATTTTTCTTGTGTAGGTGCACCAACTGGACTACCAGTGATTGCTTGTTGAATGCCAGGTGCAACACCCTCACCAGTAATTCCAGAACCTAACATAGCTCTTGCTTGTGCAGATTGAATTTTGCTTTCTGGAAAAAGTATCGCACCTAATCCACTTGGTCTTTGTGCTGTCTGTGCAGGATCTAACAGATTAGTTGGTCTTCTAATACCAAGTGCTTTTCTCAACTCAGGAGAGACCATTCCTACCCCACTTAGTCCTATTCTTCTTGGTGGAGTTACCATAGATTTTGCCATTGGATTTGTGCCCATGGTTAGACCACCATTTGCCAATGTTCGTATACCACCCATAGCATTTAATTTATTACGGGCGTTGCGATTAAACATTTTACGATTCATTATGCTCATTAAAACAAGCCTTTTAATAAACCACCAAGGCCACCGCCTC